ATAGCGTCCGTTGAAGGGACTGGCGGCGTCGGCGATCACCGACCCATTGCAGAGCTTCCAGTTCGCCCCGACGGCTACGCCCGCCTCACTGTAGGCGCCCCCGTTGTTGGCCGCGCTGAACGTGCCCGTCACGCCGACGATCGCGCCGATGGGATTAGCTGCGCCCAGCAGCGCGTCGCGGATTTGCGTGCGTGTGCCCTTGATCAGCGCTACGCCGTAACCGGCCAGGAGGTTGCAGAGCTCCTCCTGAATCTCGTTCATCCAGGCGGCGACGAATTGCGTGCCGGGAATTCCGCCGACGGGATCGCGGTCTATCCATGCCCCGGCGGCCGAGCCCGGCGAATCGATGCGGTACATTGGCCTCCCTGCCTAAACGTAGATGAACTGCAAAAAGGTATGGGCCTGCTTGATCCGGTTCATTTCGCGTTCTAGGCGCTGGGTATCGTAGCTCCCGAGCATATCTCCGCAGACGAATGCGCCACATTCCGCCGGAAAGGTCAGCACAATGTGTGCGGTCACCTCCAGCACGTTCCGCACGGTGAAGGGCGCGAGCTCGTCCCCGCACTCGGATGGGCCGCAGACCATCGCCGGCGGCTCGCGCAAGGTGATGGCGTGGCCGAGATTCGCCGCGCGCTCGATCCAACTGGGGCCTGACACGTCTCCGTTCTCGGTCAGCCGCACATAGGCGGCTGACTGCCGCTCCGCCAGCGAGTAGCCGGCCGTCAGGTCCGCGAGGCCGAGCACGCGCTCCCAGTCGGGCAGCAGTTCCACCGCGCTTTCGGGATCGCTCTCCCGCCGGAGGTCCTCGATGCGGCCGTCGAGCCGGGCGAACTCCTGCGCCCAGGCCTCCAGCACGCCCTCCAGGTCGCCCCCTGATTCCGCGCGCCAGGCCGCGCCGGGCGGCAGCAGCTGCCGGAGCTGCCCGAGATAGGCGTCCGCGTTCATAGCCATGTGATGGCTCCCATCACCGGGATATGACCGGCGGCCGAGACCACGCTGGCGGCCGGCACCGTGAGCACATGATCGGTCTCGCTGGCGGAGCGCGCGATCGCCTCGTTGATATGGCTTAGGAGCAAAGTGCCGCCGGGCATCGTGTCCAGGCCCAGCAGGTCCAGCAGCTCCGCGGTGACCGCGGCCTTGACCGCCGCGGTATTGGGAATGACGGACATCGTCAAATTGAGCGCGTCGGCAACCGGCGCGAATACGACCGCGCCAGAGGGCATCGGGCGCCGGGAGTCGATATAGGCTTGCATGGCCGCCACGGCACCCGCGTTGGGGATGATCGTCGCATCCATCGCATCGTTGTCCTGCACGAAGCTGACGCCCACGCTGCCGAGACCCGTATAAAGCGGCCAGTCCCAGGCGCGCGTGACGCCGGGGACTTCGAGCGCCCACTGGGCATAGTCCCCGGCCTTGCCGTTCAGCGGCCCCGATTGCATGCGCAGGAGCACCCGCACGCGGAGATCGTCGTCGCTCTCCGCCTCGGCGCCGCCGCCGAGGCCGCCTCCTGCTACGACAGCGTCCGTGGAGACGCCGGCCACCGGGTTGAGGAGCGTGAGCGTGGCGCCCGCCGCGAGATTTCCGGCCGCACCTCCCGCCACGGCGGCCGCGGCTACGGTGGCCGCGCCTCCGGCGATCGTGGCCGGGCCAGCCGTCGCGTACTGCACACCGTCCGAGCGCGAAAGGAGGGTTCCCGCGAGCACCGTCGAGCCGTCGCTTCCGGTAAACGTCACGTTGCCGGAAGCGGGCGCCGGAGGCTTGGGCGTTAGTTCATAAATGGCCGCCTGCCGCCGCAACTCCGCGGAGTCCGACGTATCGGGGAAGAGCTGCCGCGCCTGCCAGTCGAGGTAGCCGTAAGTCCCGTGCAAAGCGCCCGCGTGTACGACCGCAAGCGTGCGGGCGGCGGCGCGGCGCAAATGCGCGTCCATACCCGGCAGACGGGACTCCATGTCCTGGACGGCGCGGTCGATCAGGTCTTGCAGGGCCGGGCGCGCGAAAGGCATCGATCAGGCCCCTTGCCAGAACGTTGCGAAGCGGTATTGCGCCGGCGGCTTGAGGGGGCGCTGGATCGTGACGCCGATGGCCAGCCGGTCTCCCTGTTGCTCGGCGGCCACCTGCACCCCCGCCGCTGCGCCGTCGTCGACCAGCCACATCAGCGCCTCTGCCGCGTATTCCTGAGCCTTCGTCAGCGCCTGCGCGAGGGTCTTTTCGCGCGAGAGCAGCCAGAGACGTGAGCCAATGGGCTCGGGCGCGCCGAACCGGCTAAGCACATAGGCGTCGGCCCACCAACCGCGGCGGTCCGTCCCGCTGGGGAGCGCGTCGTCGTCGTCAGCGCGCCGGTCCGTAAACAGGCTCACGATGACGGCGGTCTCCAGTCCGTTATCCGTGGCCAGATCGGCGCCAGCGCGAGCGAGATCGGCGGCCGTCCCCGTCCATTGTAGTCGCAAGTCCATGCGCGCTCTTTCGCAGTACTGCTAGCTCACGGTGCCCAGGCCGGGGCCGGAGGCCGCGCCGCCCGCCACCACCCCGCTCACGCTCTCCACGTTGACGACGGCGTTCGCCTGGATTTCCTCGATGATGCCCTGGCACATCGCCACGCGGCAGGCGTCCGCATAGGCAACCGGCGTTCCGAACTCGGAGGGGTTGCCCACGGCCGCGAGATGCATCTTGATGCGATTCGCCATGCTGGCCTTGTCCATCGCCATCGTTAGAGGCTCCCCTTCACGGTGACCGACGCTTGCGGGTGCGGCGCGCCCGTGAAGGCGCAGGCGCATGCGCCCGTGACAAGCCCCGCGACGGGTGCGGCGGCGTTTGGCTTGATCTCGATCGTGCCGTCCGCCTTGAGCAGGATGCGATGCCCGAACTTGCTATAGAGCGTGACCTCGCCTGGCGCGCCGCCCGTTGGGCGGTAGCGCTTGTCGTCCACCGCGATGGCCACGAGGTAGCCGGGGTTCGCGCCCACGGCCAGGAGGATCGCCTCGGCGCCGGGCAGCGGCACGCTGCTGAAGCCGTACTCCTGGAAACGTTCCACCTTGTCGCGCAGCTCGCCCGCAAGCAGGTTTGCCTGGAGTCCCTGCAAGCCCAGCGCGTCGTTGACGAGGCTGAGCAGCCCGCGCCGCACCATGAAGAGCAGACGGCGCTTGAGCGGCGCGAGCAGGCGATCCACTAGGGCGGCCATATTTCAGTCCCAGTGGGAGTCGGCGCGCACCGGCAGGAGGCTGAAGGCTTCCGGCCGCGTAAGCGTGAGCCGTGCGCGGGTGCCCTTATCGTCCAGCATCCAGCGCACGCCCGAAAGGAGAAGGACTTCGCCATTCAGGCCGAGCCAAGGAATGCGCACCGTCACGGGCCGGTTGGGCATCCAAAGGTCCCCGCCATGCGTCCACCCCTGCACCGTGACCTCGATCTGGACGCCGCGGGCCGCGCGCACATTGGCTTCCCATTGGGCGCGGTCCGCCCAGCTAACGCCGTCGGCGAGCTTGTCCTCCGCAATGACGGTCAGCGGCCGGCGTCGCGGGACTCCGGGGTCCGCGGCGGCGTTGGCGGTATCGCTAAATTGGCTTGTGGAGAGAATTGTATAGACGCTGTGGCGCTTGCGCATTGCGAAGGCGGCGCGCACCTCCAGGATATTCTTGCCGTGCTCCAGGGGCAGCGCGACTATCCCCTCGGTCCTCGCGCGGGTGATGAACAGATTGCCCGCCGGGTCCGTCGTCAGGAGCATCGCTTTGACGCGGGCGTATCTCTCCAGGCACTCAAACGCGGTCTCCCCCGCGAAAATGCTCCAGGCCGCTTCGGGCGCGCCCTGATCCACGTCGGAGCCGGCCTGAATTTGGAAGGCGGCGCAGAGGGAGCTCGCCACCTGAAGGAACGTCTGATTGAGCCACTGGCCGCCCGCGCTCAGGTCGCCGGCGAACGCGCTCGCGGAGCAATCGATCAGGTCCGCCGTCTTATCGCGGCCGCGCACCACCACTTCGTGCGAATCCTTGTCGTAAGAGGATTCCACGTCGTCCACATAGCCCGTCAGGACGGGCGCGCCGTCGAATAGGAGCTGGCAGGGTTGTCCCGCCTTGATGCGCCGAGTCACGGGCTCGCCCGGCGCG